AACCAGTATCGTCAGTAGTAGTATCAGCAAGAATATCTAATTCATCTGTTGCCATAAGTTACTTACCCTTCAGTTGCATCAGCTTATCAGCACCACGTATGCCAAAGCTGGCAGTCACGGCTACGTAAAGCAAGTACTGGTAGTAATCAGGTAGCTTGTCTAGCTCAACAAAAGCCATACCTACCCTCTGCATAATACTCAAGTCATCCATAGCAACTCCGTAACACACAGCCAACAGAGGCAACGACAGTACTACAGTGAACCACTCGTCTTTCCACGAGGTTGCACTAGCAGCAGCCATCTCTTGTTCCCACGTAGCTGTGTTTTTGATGACTTCCATTTTAGCTACGTGCTTGGCTTGTGACTGCTCGTGCTTGTTGTTAATCCAAGTCTTAGCGAGTCCAGCGATAGGTCCGATCAGTGCAGTCCACATATCAGTCTTCCTTAACGAACCGACCTTTTTCGTCACGCTTGCGTTTTTTCTCAAACAAACCTTGGACTGTCTCTGTTTCCCAAATACGTATTCCTGTCCAGACAATAGTAAACAGAGCGGCAACAGGTGGCAGCAGTGACCCAAATGCCCCTAGCATAGTACCTACGCTCATTACATCAATTACTTGTTTTGCGGACTCATCCATCTTTAAACCCCTTGTATAATACTTGCAGTGGTCCAGATAATCCCAGCAGACACAAGTAGTGCCGTAATAATTGCTGATACATCTAGCATCATTCTTTGTTTTCTTCTTTGTTTGTAGATCAGCTTTTCACGCTTAGCTCTTATGTCACGCCGCATCTGCATCATTTCTTTGTACGTGTCTTGACCGTAAGAGTACATGATTAACTCTCTGATCTGCTTTTCTTGTTCCTCTATCTTCTTCTTAGCTATGACAGCGTTAAGCGCCTGTGCCTCTACAGATTCACCGTCAAACAACTTCTTGAACAACGGTGGGTTTTCTGCTTCCTTCTCTGCTTCACGTAAGTCAGAAACTAATCCGTACCACTGACCTAGCTTTTGAGCTACGTGTTCAATTTCTGCGCCTTTAGATACAAGAACCTGTACGCCCTTGAACGCTGTAGACGCCATTGCTACTAACGATACAGGGTCCATTCATTGTTTACTCTGGAGGAGTGGGTTCTACCCAATCAGCACGTTCCTGAATAATTGTATCAACAACCGTTGTTATTTCTATGGTTGCGTTTTCAGGATCATTAGGATCAGCAACAGTGTGTGTTTCTGTAACGTCAACGTACTCGTAAGCATCTAAAGGTTTTTCAGGAGTAAAGTCAAAAGCAAAAAAGTTTTCAGTTGCTGGCGCTCCAGAACTCCAACCAACAATCTTTGTTCCGATTACTTCAATATATGTAGTCATTAGTTGTATACCCATGCTTCAAAATTTAGAGTAAAATATTGAGAGTTTGTGCTATTTCCAGTGGTTAGCAGTAATTGTTCTCCCGGTGCTAATGTAAAAACGTCACCAGATAAAAAAAGATAACTGCTCCCAGACTTTATAAGAGTATCGTTTTCTTGTAACATAGGAGTGTTATCCATAGCACTATCATAAAAATTATTAATAAAAACAGTTTGGCTTTCAGAACCAGAAAAAATTTCTCTAGTAATTCCATTATATTTTAAACTTATTCCATAAAAACTATTACTAGTAGTTGCCGGTAAATAAGAAGAGTTTCCTCGTCCGGCACTATTTGTACTTGGTGCTTTGCTCCAATAAATTTTTGCGTACTTACAATCGCTAGGTGCAGTATATAGTACTTTAGGAGCAGTTGTTGTAAAATTACTAGCCTCATTAGCACTGGTATAAAAACTTACAAAAGTTACAGAAGCTGGTCTAGTTAACGTGTCTGCTAAATTTGTAGAACTCGTTGTTATTGTTTCTGTTAAAGACATTATGCAACCCTCTTATGTAATTTCTACGCCTTGTGTGCGTACTTTAGTTGAAATATCATAATTTGAATATGAAAGATTCGTAGCGGTTTCGTTTAAACTACCGATAGGTAAAACTGCTTTATATTCAGAAGTTGTATTAAAACCGCCAGTAATAGTCATAGAAGTACCAGTAACGTATGTTAAACCGCCGTTTTCTGCTTTGTATATTCTTGCTTCGTTGGCGCTATAAGGAATACAAATTAAATTAACATCTACTGGTTCAATTTCCCACAGATAATGATTGTAATTACTTCCTCCGGTAATGCCAGCCATATAAGTATTTAAAGCAGTTGAAACAGTTGTTCTGGTTATAGTATAATTAGCGGATGTACTGGTTGTCACAGAAGCATCAAAATATTGCAAGTAACCGTTACCCCTGAATGAGCCTCCAGAAATTACGTAAAAACGATCTTCATCTTCGTTGTACAAAGCAACTACTCTAGGCCGAGCAGTGCTATTTCCACCTCCAAAAGAACCATATCCCGTATCAACGGCTAAATTTCTAACGTAAACGGTTGCGCTATGAAAATAAAAATAATGATTATTACAAATAGCGCCTGTTCCGTAAGTAGAATTAGTAGTATAAAACCCAGTGTGTGAGGTAGCAGTGGTATTATCCGTGTGTCCTCCTGACCTAGTTAAATCCCACTCATAAATAGTGCCAGCATTTTTCACAAATGCTTTGTTATTTTTGTAATCAAAACAAGGCCCACTGTAATTACCAGAGTTTATTGTTGTAGCAGTTCCTTCGGCAGAGCCAGCAGACCCATCTCCGGTATAAGTTAGTTTTTGAAAACTTGATTGAGCATTATCATCTACCCTGAAAGTATAAAAAAGATTTTCATCAGGATTTTGAATAACACCATATCTTTCAAGGTTTGAGTTAGTAGGAGTTCCTCCTGTTAAAGGACCAATGTAATCTTCAGTGGTTCCTACTGTTACAGAAGTGTTTAAAGATATTCCTGAAAAATCATAAGGAAATCTTGAATCAGAAGTTCCTAATGTTTCTAAACCTGTTATAGGAGTAAAATTAAGTTCTGTTGAACTAACCCAATCTACGTGTCTTAATGTTAGTGATTGTTTGGTAGCCGCTGCTACAGGAGTATTAAATTTAATATCAAAACTTTCACTAGGAGGAACAACAACGTTGCCTGAGCAATCTGCAAAAGTATCTCCAACAACTGTTCCATCAATTGCAAACGTAGCCTCAGATGATGATATATCACTGTCTTGTACTTGAACTTCTCTAACAACTCTTGTTGTGGAAGCATCGTTTGTAAAAATAGGAATAGTGGACCCATCAGCAGATAAGTCTTCTTGAGTAAATGTAGTATTAGTAAACTGTTTAATTTCTTCAGCCATTATATAGCTCCTTGGGCATACATAGACGCAAAGTGGTTAACTTCGGGAATGCTTACGTGCTGGTTTACAGACGATGCACTGATGTAAGCATCAGGTACTGTAGCCCACGTTACGTTAGCAGTAAGGTCGTTAAGTTCTACAATAGTTGGATACGTAGTTAGCACCCAATTACGAACAGCGGCGTTAGTTGGTATCTGTGTGTCGCTGTTTGCAAAGGTTTCACCAGACGTAGTAATTGAACCAGCGTCTAGATCAGAAAACGTAACACTAGTTAAGTATCCTTGTGTAGAGTGGTTACCCCACCCAAAAGCAGTATCCCAATTAGATATGTTTAAATTAGAGCCTGTAACAGCACCAGAAAAAGTTCCTGTAGTTCCTGAAACTGCCCCAAAAGTACCTGTTGTACCTGACACAGCCGCAGGAGTAGTTCCTCCGATTACTGTGTTGTCAATAGTACCGCCATCAATGTCAGCAGTGCTAAAGCTACCGGCGGCTGGAGTACTACCTCCAATGACAGTATTATCAATAGTGCCACCATTAATGTCGCCTGTCGTAGCCACAAGAGAGCTAAACGTACCAGCACCCGGAGTAGATCCACCAATAGTAACGCCATCAATAGTACCACCGTCAATGTTAGTTGTTACAGAACCACCTGTAAAGTTAACAGTTCCTGTAGCAGTAATTCCATCAAACGTAGCAGTACCAGTAAACGTAGGACTAGCACTATTAGATTTAGTCGCTACTGCCGTGGCAATAGAATCAAATTCTGTATCAAACTCTGCACCACGAATAACCTTATTAGTGTCACCCGTAGGCAGAGAATCTTTAACAGTAAAATTAGTAAACTTTACGTAATTAGTCATAAGGTTATCCTATTTAACTTTTAGTTAAACACCCTGTTATCAAGACGTTTAAATAAAAGGGGGCCAGTTACGACCCCCGTAGAGTTTACTCGTCGCAAACAGACAGGATGAATCCTGCTTCGGGACGGTAAGTCTCAACACCGTACAGCGTGTCAGACGTAAACAGCGTAGACAGGTATTCCTGCTTGTACTGTGTCTGAGAGCGTACAGCCAGTTGCTCTGCCATTACCAAAGCATCCTTGTGGAAGAACAAGCAACCACGAGTATCAGCAGTAGACGCAGAGTTCTGAGCAGCAGCTTCGATAACCGGAGCGTTGCTAGACACGTAAATGTCTACACCGTACAGGTTACCAATCAGACCTGACTCAACGCCACGGCCACCAACGAAGTCGGAAGACACGTAACGATCAATGCCCATCAGAGACTTACGTACAGCAGGAGGAACAACAAGAACTCGTCCGTCCATAGGTACGTCAGCATCGTCCATCAGCTTGATAGCCTCACGGAAGCCAAGGTCAGTAAAGTTGTCACCAGTAGTAACAGTATCAGCAGCGTAGGCAGCAAGGCCAGAAGTGCTGTTGAAGTAGAAGCTGTTGCTGTTTACCCAGTTAGCGCCAGTGTTGGCAGGAGTAGCAGTACGAGTACCGTTACCAAAGCCAGTAGCGGCGTTAATCAGGTCAGTGTCAACTTGGAGAGCCAGTTGGTAGCCAGCGTCTTCAGTGTAGAACTGTCGCAGAGAGGACAGAGCCTGTACTTCTACGATGTCCTCAATCAGACGAGAGTACTCAAAGTGACGGTCAACAGTGACAGTCAACTCTGACTCAAGGTTAGCCTGAATGGTTACCGCAACAGCTTCTGC